GGAATTTTTTTTTGTTGTTGTGCATTCGGTTGGGAAGCCAGCGTATGGGCAACTCAAATACAAATATACAAGTAAGCCAGCAGAATACTCATATTCAAGCATCGGATTCAAAACTAGAGTTACACGATCAAAAAACAGCGACGCTGCAATCAACACAACTGTTGATCTCTATTGGTGCTATAATTATAGTAGCGCTAATTCTGTTACTGCTATTTTCGCTAATTCTGAACTGTTATTTGTGTAACAGACTCAAAAAGAAGAATGGTTATCTCAAACGAGAAAGAAAAATTTCCAATCTCAGGGACAAAGGACTGGATAAATTCATACTTGATAAACCCAATGATATCACCAGTGGTTGTGTATGAATGGAAAGATGACATTGCTGATCTGGGAATGATAACACCATTTAATGAGTGTTCAGTAGTACCAGGCGAAAAACTATTGATTCATAAAGTGTGCGCAATAAAACATGAACATTGGTGTGGACATCTGCATGTCCCAGATCAGGAGAGAAGTTTTTGGAAACATGAATCCAGACTATGCATGGCCACATGTGATAAGATCTTTTGGCCTTGTGGAGCTAAAAAAATTAGAATTGATGGAAAAACAATGGAAGGTGATGATTTTGTTAGATGTAAGTGCGGACAGTTTTATCCTACAAAAATAATAAAGAACGGTGATTTCACAGTACTAACTTTCTGCGCCAATGATTATGCAGCAATTGAAATTGGAATGTCGTACGGAGAACAATGCAGAAATTGCAAAAAAACGTACAGGTATTATAGAGCTGCAAATGGATTTGAAGGAGACACAAGATCTTGGTGGAGAACTGATAAATTATGTGTACAATGTACTCCATACAAAGAATTATGCAGAATAATGATGGCAGGTAAGCAGATCAGATTCATTGAAAATAACTATAAGGAAATGAAAGCTAACTTTGGGAGACGGATCAGACGAGAGAACAGATCAAATCTAGCAATTAAAGAAGTAAATTCACCATCTATTGTCTACAAACTTGAGGTTGTAGAGAAATCAAGCGAATGGCACAATTCAACATCTGAAATGTTGACAGCAATTAATCTCATTTATAGGGGAGAATTCAAGACTGATGCACTAGATAGGGACATAGTCGTATTAAGCTCACTTTATGGAAGAAGGATTTTCAAATCCGATAGCACTTCAGAAATGTTCAATCTAATACGTACATACCTAAAAAAAATGAGTATGCTCTAAGCTGAATGACGGTTCCAGACGTCTAACCAACCAACCACACAACAAAACAATAAAAACCC